AGTTGGGGAGGCAATATAATAACTATACCTTATGCTAATGCTACTAATACTAATTATGTAAGTGGTAACGGAGTTGCTGCTACTAATGGGAATGCTTTTGACTTGGGGAATTTTACAGATAATGTTTTTGTTAATGCCAACAGTAAGGATTATATATTAAGCTCAGCGGGCCAATATAGTATAGGTGGCTCCTCGATAACCTTGCAGGGTAATGGTACTACCAATGGAGTGGTTTTAGATGGTACAAGTAATTCTTCTAATGGAACCTACATAAGGGGTTATTCTTCTAACAGCCAGGGTATTCGTATCGATGGTATTTCCCAGGATAACTACGGCACATATATAAACGGTAATTGCTCTAGCCAAGCAGCCCCAGATATAGAGCTATATGCAACTAATGGTAATATTCGATTTTCTGGAGTACCCACGAATAATACTGCTACTCAGGTATTGGCGGCATCTTCTAGTTCTTCCAGTTTAGTTTGGAAAGAGGTATCTACATTTCCTAGTAATGTTACTGCGGGTAATGGTCTAAGGAATATAGATGCTTCTACTGTAGCCCTTAATAACAATGGGGGTCAGCCATTAACCGATAATATTGTATTGAATGGAGCTGACAATGACGCTTATGTATGGATTACAGGGTATAGTAATATTTCTAACTATCCGGGGGTTCAGATTGTAGGATATAATACAAGTCCAAGTAACTCAGCATTAAATATACAGGGTAATAATGCAGGCACAGCGGATGATATCTTTTTTTCGGCCGATAATGGAAAATTAAGAATAGTAGGACTGCCCGATAATAATAGTGCTACTGCTCTTTTGGGTAAGACTTCTAATGGGTTAGCTGCATGGGTATCTAACCCAACACCAGGAACTTCATCTTTATCTACCAATACAGCTATAACCCCAGATTTCTCTACCTATATAATGGATTTTACCTCTAATGGTACTGGTACAAGCAGTAATGAATTACCCCTATTAAGTTCTGTAGTAAATGGTTTTACTGTTCGTATAAGAAGAACCGATAATAATAGCTCTTTTACAGCAACCATCATACCACACACAGGAAGTGGAGACACCATAACAGATATTGATAATGCTAATGTTTCTGCCATTGGAATTTCTTCTGGTACTACGGATAATTATATAGAATTTACAGCCTTTATTAATGGAGTTAATGGTTATGCGGGAAGTACTAAGTGGGTTGTTATGAATAGACATTAATTTATCATAGCTTTCGATACCTTAACATTTTAAACTAAATAGATTAAATATGCACTCTTTGAATAATTATCCGGAATTAAAAAACTTTTTGGCTCATATAGTAGATGCAGCAGCATTACTCTTTGGTATAGCCAATGGGGTGGATTATATATCTACAAAAATTACAGGAACATCATTACTCTTATCTAAATTTATTAACAGCATGGGCTATCATTTTTATTTTCAGGAATTTTTCTTTATAATTGGGGGTTTTTTAAGCTTAGCCTGGTTATACTTCAGAATGCTGACTCAATACCGAAAAGCGTTAAAAGCCAAAGAGGAATTGGATGATGCCAAAGAGGATGACGAGTCTTAATACAATACTATTTTTTAATTACTAAAATTCATTTACCAATGAGCAATGCAGCAAGAACTACATTTACAGAGAACGATAATACCTTCAGTATAGCAGGTTTTGAAAATGGCACGGTAGCCATAGTAGGACGCTTTAAAAGAGGGCCTATTAATAAACCAGCAGATTACTTATTTACCTCATATAACCAATTCCAAAAGGTTATGGGGGGTTTATTGGACGGTATAACTGATGCGCCCCTTTTAGCAAAACGCATGTTTGATAAGGGCTGTAAATTACGTGTAGTAAATATTAAACACTATTCAGACATTACGGATGCTTCATCCCTTACTGCTTTGAAAGCTACTACCCCTATTACTTATCTCTTAACATTAGCTGGGCCTTTAGTTACTGGCAATACAGTAAGCTTAACCATTGGGGGTATTGCTACCAGTCAGGTATTCTCTAATACTTCGGACGAAACATGGACTTTATTTAAAAATAAAATTGCTACAGCAGTCGGAGTATTGGGGGCAATAGTAGAAGAGGTACAGGGTGACACAGACAATGACAGAGTAATATATTTTTACTCTAATCCTAATAATGCTGCTTTAACCCTAACATCACCCACTATTACAGGCGGAGCTACTCAAACAACGATGGCACTTACTACTCTGGCATCATCCATTGTAACTTCAACCAATCAGCCCCTATTTGAAGTAGAGGGTAAATATGAAGGTGCGGATTATAATAATATTTTGGTAAGCGTAAGACCTGCTACGAATGGCCAAGCCTCTTACTTCAATCTCTTAGTAACTCATAAGACAGATAGTAATATCTATGAGCTATTTGAAAACCTAAGAATTGTAGATAATCCCAATGTTGCTAATTCCCATTACTTAGATACTGCTAACCAAGTTTCCAATGTAGTTAAGTTTACATATATTGATGTAAGTGGGTTAAGTGGACAATTAAGACCCCGAGATGCCATATATGAATTAGTTGGAGGCTCTGATGGGGGTAATATAACCCTGGCCGATTATATTGGGGACCAAACTGCAAAAACAGGAATAAGAGCCCTGGATAACATTGATGATGTTATTGACTTTGGAGTTTTAGACCGGGATGATGTTCAATTACATAACGAAGGCGAAAGCTATAGTGGAAACAGACAAGATATGTTCTATTGGGGCCATCTATCAAATGCTTTAACAACTGCTGATGCTTTAATAGGCCAAAGGGCTGCTACAGTAGTAAATGGAAGCTATGCAGCTTTAGTTGCGGGGGGTTTAAAAGTATTACACCCGGTATCTGGAGCTTTAATACAAATTTCGGAATTAGCTGATGTAATGGCAATTCAAGCTGCAACTGATTACTATTACGGCCCTTGGTATGCAACAGCTGGCCTACAGCGGGGGATTATTAAAGATGCTTTAGGCGTAGTTAATAATTTCGGAGCAACAGGCCAATACCCGGAATTAAACCTATTGGCAAATCGCCAGGTAAACATGGTTATAGAAAAAAATAACCAGGTAGTATTCTGGGGTAATTATACTCTGCAAATATCTAATTCACAGCTTACTCAAATCTCAGTAAGAAGATTTTTAATATGGCTTAAAAAATCATTAAGACCAACATTAGAGAGATACTTATTTGAGCCCAATGATATTCCAACATGGAAAAAGTTATATTTTGAAGTTAAACCTTTCCTGGATAAGCTGGTAGAAAAAAGAGCAATGTATGACTATCAATGGCAAGGTGACCAATTTGCTAAGAATTTGAACAGTTTGCAAACAAATGATAAATCAGATGTTCAGCAAGGTAAATATAAGGTTAAGTTATTGATGCAGGTAATCCCGGCCATTTTGGAAATTGGGGTTGAACTGACATTGACTCCAACCGGAGTAAGTTTTGATGACTTCTCTTTACAAACCAATCTTTAACAATACAATAAATTAATATAACATGGCAAGAGTTCAAAATCCTCAAAAGAATTTCAACTTTGATGTAAAGATAACTGCATCCCCTTTCTTTAATCCCTTTACTGTTCAGGAATGCACTACACCAGACACAAAGATTGACCAGGTAGAACATGGAGAAACTAACCATGTTATAAAAACTGCTGGGCAAGTAAAATATTCCAATGGTAAACTAAAAGGTATATTAGATGCCGATGGACCAATAGATTGGGTTTGGGAATGGTTACTATCAGTTCAGAATGTGGATAATGGTGGTGGAGATATCCCTGCTATATATAAAAAGACCCTATACGTTGAATATTACGATGTGGATGGGTTTACAGTTTTACAGACTGAAATTTGGAGTGGGGCTTGGCCATGCGACTTAGCTGGTAAGCACCTTAAACGAATTGGTTCCGAAAACCTTTTAAATGAGTTTGAAATCTCAGTGGATAAGGTAACTAAAGTTTAGATTTTAAAATACACCGGCCCACAATAAGACTATATAAAAGGGATATTAAGCGAATTAATATCCCTTTTATTGTTTAACCAAAATATAAAGTACATGGAATTAAGAAAATTAGAGGTATTCATGCCCACAGGGCAAACCTACACAATCAGAGAAACAAACGGCGAGGACGATGACATTATGTCCAAAGTAGCTAACCACAAAGACAATACAGCTATTGCCACTTTTCTATCCCGGATTATCGTTAGTGAGAAGGTGACTCCGGAACAGATTTTAGATTGGCCTATAGCTAATAAGTATTATCTTTTATTGAAGTCACGTATCCATTCACTGGGCAACATTTTGAAGTTCAAGTATGATTGGAACGTACCGGGTACGGATGAAACTCAGACTTTTGAATACGAAGAAGACTTGAATAAGTATGATGCACCTTTAAAGGATATAATGGCAGCTACAGACCCGAGTATTGAATTAAAGAAACTAACCCCTATTCAAATAAGACCATATACATTCCCTAATACCCTGGAAATTGAACATACATTAACCACAGGCCAAAAGATTATGTTTACACGATTAAACAGCCACGGTGAAAGAAAAGCTGCAGATAAACCGGTAGAAGAAACTACAATCAATGATAAATTAAGATTGAGGGATTTAAAGGTTCTTACTACAGAGCATGGTTGGATAAAGGTTGAAAACTTTAAAGGCTTCTCTGGTAAAGAAATGGTAGAGATTAGAAAATTTGTAGAAGAAAATGAAGTTAGCTTTGAGATGCCTATGAAGATAGAGAATCCCAATACTAAACAGGTTACTTATGCACCTCTAATCTCTTTAACCGATTTTTTCTACCCGACGGTCATATAGAGGAGCAAATCTTCTACATGGCCATGACAGGTATAGTCCAGATAACGATGGATGACATTTATAAAATGCCAACCAGCCAAAAGGACAAATACCTGACATTATGCAAAGAATACAACGACGAAGTAGAGTCCGAATTACCCCCCGAAGTAAAAGCTAAATTAAAGGCTGCAAGGGATAAAAGGGCTAAAGAAAAAAGACAACAGAATAAGCGTTAACAATGTTTGGACTTGGTAGTTACTCATCTTTAGGAATAGGTTTAGCAGTTACCTTAGTAGATAACTTTACTAATAACTCTAACCGTATTAACCAATCTATGACGGGCATGGCAAATAATGCCCGGGCTGCTCAGAGAAAGATGGCTCAGAATATGCAATCTACTGGAATGTATATGATGGGCCTATCTGGCGCTATGGCAGTACCTTTTGTAAAGGCTATAGATTATGCTTCTAAGTTCCAATATGTAATGAGTGGGGTTAAAGCAGCAACTCAAGCTACTACAGCCCAATTCTCTGCATTAGAGAAAAAAGCAATCGACTTAGGTAATAGCTCTATATTCTCAGCCAAAGATGTTGCAGATGCCATGTATGAATTGGCTACTGCAGGTTATGAGGCTAAGGATGTATATAAAGCTATAAATGGTATAGTTGCATTAGGAGCTACTGCGGATGTACCATTAAATCAGGCAGCCTTATTAGCTGCAAATATTAGGAATGCTTTCCAAATACCTGCGGAGCAAACAGACCGAATTGCAGACTTACTTTCCTTAGCAGCAATAAAATCCTCAGCTAATCTACCACAGATGGCCGAAGGTATGAAATATGTTTCAGCCCGTGCAGCAATGTTAAAAGTCCCATTGGAGGAAACTATAGCTTTGATTGCAACATTAAACTCAATGGGTTTACATGGTTCTACTGCAGGTACAGCAGCAGATAACTTACTTAGAACAATGGCAACAGCAATGAGTGAGTTTAGAACTAAGAAGCAAGGGGCAGTAATGACGATGATTGGTTTAAGCCCTAAGGATATGTTAGATGCACAAGGTAATCTAATTGCTTTAGACAAACTGGTAGAGGTAGTATTTTCAAAAATAAGAAAATACACCCCACAGCAACAATCAGCCATTGTATCTGCATTGATTAATGAGCGAGGAGCAAGAGCTCAAATATTAGCAGCAATAGCGGGGAAAAAGGGAGAGGGGGTTAGCTTTGGAGAATTAACCCAGATGTTGAAGTATGGGGCAGCAGGTTCAGCAGAAAAGACCGCAGCAATTAGACAGGATAACCTATATGGAGATTTAGAAAGGGTTAAATCAACCTGGGAATCAGTATTGATTGCAATCGGTAAAGCATTATCAGGACCCTTAAGGCCTGCTCTACAAATGCTTAACAGCATATTAACTGTAATTACAGCCATAGTATCTACAAAAATAGGCGGATGGTTAATGACTGCCCTCGCGGTTTATGCAGCTATCAATTTTGCAATAGGAGCTTATAAGTTTACTGTAGGAGGTATTAGATTGCTAACCATGCAGGGTGTAATTGCTAATGGGGCTTGGGCAGCATCGGCAGTTACTGGTTATGGAGCAGCTACTGCAGCAGCCAGAACTTATGGAGTTACTATGGCTATGGTTAATCGAGTTGGGACAGGCTCTATATTAGCGAGTATGGCGGGGGTAGGTTGGAATGCAAATACAGGTAGATTTGTTGGACAAGGCGGTAGATTTTTAAGTATGGCTGCAGTAGCAGGAAATCTAGGTATATTCGGAAGAATGCTTCTGTTAGCCTCTGGAGCATTAGCTACTTTGATGACAGCTATAACTGGGGTATTTACTGCAATCAGTGGAGCAATAGCAGGTATATTGGCATTCTTAGGACCTTTAGGTATAGCTATGGGGGCAATAGCTTTAATTGCTGGGGGTTTATACTTAGCAAATAAAGGCCGAAACGATTGGAAGAATACCCCCCAAGGAGTTTATAGCCACAATATATCCGATTATAAGATGCAAGGTGGTGCATATAAACCCGGGGATGCTTCAAGTCATTATTTACCTTACCTAAAAACTAAAGAGGAAATAAGAGCTGATTTAAAAGCAGAAGCTGAGAAGGCTTATGGAAAGGGCATATTTGAAAAAGGAACAAATCCACTAGATGGTAAATCCATGAAATCTACAGGGGCTCAAACCATCATAGTAAACATTGATGGCAAGAGAACCCTTGAACAACAGATTGAGAAAGATGTAAACAATATTTTAATTAATACCGGAGCTTCTAATCATCACTAACATGTCATCTTACGAAAGACACACATATATTGTAGACTTAGTTACTCAGCAGTGGCTTGAGATACAATGGGTACCCCGAGAATTGAATTATAAGCCTGATAGTACTTGGGTAGCTATACATTCTTCGGGACGTAATAATCCGTTATATCATTATACAGGGTCAGAGGACACTTTGGAATTTGAATTGGATTGGTATGCAGAGTTTACAGATAGAAGTGATGTAATTGATAAATGCAGGTGGTTAGAAAGTTTAAGTAAAAACAATGGCTGGGAAGAA